GCTAGTATGGCTATGGAAGCGGCAGAAGAACAAGCTACCGCAGTCCGTGAAGCCCGTATTGAAGCTTGCTTCCCTGATAAGGCAGAGCGTGCAAAATATAATGCGTTCTTTGAGAAAAACAGAGAAGCATTTTCGGGATTCTTAGCTAAGGCTGATCCCCAAGGTACGATTGTCGATTATCTCGATGATTCCCCGAACTCTCCTCTCCTCACCGCAGTGCTGATGTCTAATCCTCAGATTACATACGGCATTTGTGCGAAAGTGAATCCGATGAGCAAGTTTATGGAATTACAGGCTCTCGAAAAGCGTATCCTTGTAGACCGCAAGCTCAGAAGTTCCCCGAGTTTCAAACAGGCTAGTGGAAGCAATTCCGCTCCAAAGTCTAACAAGCTTCCTTCTACTGGAAAGCAAGTGGGCAATCCTCAAGGTGCAACCGGAGCGACTGTTCGCAACAGACAGTACTGGGAAGAATATCTTAAAACACATTAAAGGGTACTATTATGCCGATGAACAATCTTGCAATCGAAACCAACAAGCTCACCGACCTTGTTGCTCTTCGCACTCTCGTAGCTTCTGGCTACCTCACTGTCGGTTCCAAGGCTCACTTCAAAGACCAGCTTATTGGCAAGCGTAACGGTCAGACCTATGGCTTCGTGCTTAAGGATGCCGGTATTGCCACCAACTCTCTTGACGCATCCAGTGATACCAAGACTTCTCTCACCGAACAGATCGTCAACCTCTCCCTCGAACCGTGGCACATCTACCTCAAGTCCAACGCTGTTGAAGGTGTGACTGATGTCCGTTGGGATGACGAAATCGCTAAGCCGAATGGTGCAAAGCTCGCTAACGGTATGGTGCGTGACGCCATCAATAAGAACTTCACCAAGGCTGCTGTGTCCATCGTGGGCGAAGGCTTCCAGCCGCTTGCTGAAGCAGCTGCTCACCTCAGCTCTCAGACCTCTGAAAAGCTCTTCGGCTTCACTGATCCGAAGATTCAGGCTGTCTTGACCGCAAATGGTCAGCAATTCAACCCGGTTGGTTCTCCGGATTCCTTCTACAAGCAGGGTCTCTTGGGTGAATTCCACTCCGTTGAATATCGTGCACAGCGTTTCTTCCCGTCTATCAAGGTTGACGCAACGCTCGCAGGTAAGATTGCTACCACTACCGCAGCTCTCTCCATTACGGAAGCAGGTGTGGCCACTGTCACGCTCGCTAGCGGTGCAACGGCTGCTGAAATGGCAGGTCTTCCGGTCATGATTCCGGGTGTCTATGCTTGCGACATCAACGGTGATCCGACCAACAACCTCTTCTCCTTCATCGTTCCGATGGATGCAACTGGCAGTTCCTTCACGGTCGATGGCATCTTCGCAATGAAGGGTGGCACGATGACCATCTGTGATTCCACTGGTGACGAAGTTGGCACGGTCTCTGGCACGGCTCCTAACCGTACTTGGGCTCTCTCTGCTACGGCTATCGAACCGATTGCAGCTGGCACTTACTTCATCGCACAGGTTCGTGCAGACGGTGCATTTGAATTCGAAACCCTCGACAAGTTGGATGTTTCCAATGCCGACTCCAAGGTTGGTTCTGTTGAAGGCGTGACGGTTCATGAAAACCGTGTGATTGACCTTGAAAAGATGCTCAACGGTACTCGCTGGGACATCGTGGCTCTCTATGGTACGGTCGAAAAGCGTGCTGTGGTCAACTGCTATTTTAAAGGTTAAGGACTATTGGTTCCTTGTTAAACAGGTATATCCGAAAGGGTATGCCTGTTTATTTTATCCTGAAAGAGAATAGGCAAAACTAGAAATTGAGATCAATATAAGGAGACAATCATGTCTACTACAGTTCGTGATGTAATTATTAATGCACTCTCTAGAGCTAATCTGTGCTCTAAGAGACAAGCCGCACCGGGCTACATGACCGAATCCGCATTCGAGCTTCTGAAGGGAATCGCATCGAAGTACTCCAAGGATAATCTCCTTCAGTTCTTGAGACGTGAGCTGATTATCGACAATGAACACAAGAAGCCCACACTCGTGATTGGTGAATATGCCCTGAATGACGAATATTCGGATTATCTTATCTTCGATACACTTCCTGAAGCCGCATCTGAGTATGTAGGACGCAAGGCATATGCCAAGGATACACAGAAGATTTATATTTGCGTAACCATTCCTACTGGATACGCTTGGGGCATGACATCCGAAGATCCTCACGAAGTCTTCTACTCTCTTCCTGATGTTGAAGTACCGAACGTGGCGGCTATCGCAGAAGTCTATGCTCGTAACGGTCAGGATGATTACAACAATGACTACCATCTTGACTTTGTGTCCTATGAAGATTACCGTAACCCGATCTTCGGATCTGGTGTATATACATGGCAACCTTTGAGTGATAAGTCAATCGAGCTCAAGCTTAAGAAGCCTATGGTAGACTCTGCGTCCTACGGGTTCGTGGTAATCTACAATTGTGGCTATCAGTTCGGATTGGATGATACGCTCAAGATCCCTGAGAACTACATTGAGCTCTTTACGGCATCGCTTGTATATGCTTTGGCTGTGAAGTATCCTAAGCTTGACCAAGCACAAATCCAGAGACTTGAAAAGGAACGAGACGATCTTGTGAAGAATATCTCCATTCCGACTAGAGCTAATAAGATAGTGCTTCGCAACAATTCAAGAATCCAGCATTGCATGAACATGAGAAGCTTTGTGAGCGGCTCTTTCATTCTTAGATAAGGAGGACACATGGCTCAAGCTAAATTGATTAACGGGATTGTAGGCGGAACTGCGGTCTCTGATATCGATAAGGTCTGCAAGAGTGTGTGCGACAATATGTACTTTGAGACTCAGGATGCTCAGGCCTCTACCCGAGCTATTCTGAGATCCATTCAAGGTACGACTGTCTACGCAGAGATTCCAGAATCCAACTGTCGAGGAATCTTTAGATGTTCCAGAGGCCACAATGGAGATCCGGCATTATATGCTTGCTTTGGCTCTCATGTATACCTGATTCTCAGTGGAAGCACACCGACAGTATACCAGATTGGCCAAGTATCTAACGCAGCCACTGAACCCGTAAGGTTCTGTGAAACAGGTGGCTACGGAGACGCCCATCCTCATCTTATCGTAGTGGACGGAGCCGGATGCTTTGCAGTTGATACCACTCTTCTTCCATTGCAACAGAGAGCTGACTGGAAGTCTCTGACTCTTCCCATCAGGTCTGGTACAACTTCACAGTTGATTAAGCCTACTCATTGTGCATACTTGTACAATTACCTTGTGGTGAACGATGAAGGCACAGACGCTTTCTATCTGTCATACCAGTATCCGTTCGAATCCATCTTGAACGCAGGTGGCGAAGAATATCTGGATGATATCTTCCAAGTCCATAAAGCATTCGTAGATCCGAGAGAATCTGACGAATCCAGAGTAGGATACGGCTTTGCGGTCTACTCTGAATGGATGACAGATAACACTACGGCTTTGATTAGCACCGGGTCTAACCTATGGACGTTTGGCCCAAGGTCTTATCAGGTATTCTCGTATATGAATGACGAGAATTTCCCATTCCAGTCTGCTGATACAGCTGCCGCAGCTATCGGAATTCGTGCTCCTAAGTCCTTAGCGACTATTGGCGACATGGTATTCTGGCTTGCATCTTCTGATATTGGACAGAACGGAGTGTACGTAGGAAGGGGTAAGGAAGTCCGTAGGGTATCTACCTATGACATTGAGAGAGAAATCTCTAAGATGGAGAATCCCGAAGACGCAGTCGCACAGTGTTGGCAAGAAAACCATCACGTGTTTTACGCCCTCTCATTCCTCCATGACCAGAAGACCTATGTATACGACGTGTCCGAAGAGAAGTGGCATACTAGAAGCTCCTATGACCAGAGTAAGCCCAATAACATGGGCGTATGGAGACCACAGTTCGCTACATTTGCCTATAACAAGATTATCTTCGGTACTCCTAATGACAACAAGCTCATATTCCTAGATGAAAACAGATTCAAGGAATACGATGACTTGCTTATCGTAAGGACAAGAACATCTGGCGTGATTCTGGCTGACTTCAGTCCGTTCTACGTATCCTATCTGAGACTCGTGTGCAATAACGGTCAGGTTGGTGACCCCAATATGATTCCCCAAGTAGCCATGAGATATTCTTGGGATGGGTCTATCTGGAGTGACCAAGAAATTGGCCTAATCGGCGAACAGGGTCAGTATTTCTATAATACAGAATGGTGGAATCTAGAGTGCGGAAAGATTCTCTCGCTTGAATTCAAGTGCTCAGACGACTACAATTTCTGTATTCTAACATCCAAGATAACCTACGATATTACATCTATGGTCTAACGAAGGCTCTATGCAGAAGATGCATAGAGCTTTATTCTACCTAAACTTGTCATTGATGTATAAACTATGGAGGAAGCATGAGAAACGATGGATTCATGCGTCTAATGGACTTCACTCCAGCTTCACTTCAAGAAGCCCTGAAGGGTAAGTATGGGAGAATCTGGACTACTGAATACAAGCTCTCTATCATTAAGAGCCATGCGTTCTTTGTGTCCAAGGTGATGGAGGATGAGACCACTCTAAAGGTGACTCTTCCAGAGCACGACCCATTCTACCTGATGATTACATCTCCGAACGGAGTCAGAGCGGTCTTAGTGGAAAAGAATATTGAAACAATCCTTAGTGCCAGTGAACAAGCCACGGCACAATTCACTCTTAAAACATAGAGGTAAATACAATGGCAAATTATGTCGGTAACATTGGCGGCGGAGCGGCTACCGGGGCAGCTGCTGGCACTTCTATCATGCCCGGTTGGGGAACAGCCATCGGTGCAGGAGCTGGGGCTTTGATGGGTCTCTTCCAGACTTGGGCAGAATCCAGTGACGAAGAAGCTAAGCGAGAAGCCCTGAAGAGAGCTGCTGAAGAAATGAACGTAGGCTACAAGCAAGCCGAAAAGATTTTCAACGCATACTACGATACTTACGCTCCGGCTGGAACCAAAGAAGATATCCAAGAAGCTGCGAATGCCATTCGTAACTTTGACGTCTCTAAGTATCAGCTCAGTGGTGAAGACTCTGATGGTAATGGTATTCCGGATATCTACGAATTCGATAAGGAAGGTAAGTGGGATACCTCGCAGTGGGATTGGGAGACAGCTAAGGATAAGTATATTGACCCGTATTACCAAGATATCATTGACAAATCCAACAGGGCAGTGCAAGCTAGTGCGGCTGGGGCGGCTCTCGGTAGATCCACTGGAGCAGCTAAGGCTATCTCTGAAAACACTGTAAAAGAATATAACGGCTTGTACAAAGAAGCCCGTGATATGTTCAATCAGGACAGAAATGCGTGGAATACGGATAGATCCTTTGAATACCAGAAGCAACAGGATTCTATCAATAACGCAGAAGAACGTCTCAAGACTCTTATGCTTGGAGACCAGTGGAAGATTGGCCAACAGCAAGAATTGGGCAATCAGCTTCTCGAATTTGAAGGTAACAGAGCATCCAATCAAGCTAATCTTGCAACATCTAAAGCTCAGACTATGGCGAACCTTCGTGCGTCTGGTCTCTAATGGAGGATAACACAATGGCATATACAGGCCCGGTATTCGATTTTTCTAATCTCAACGCAAACTGGCTTGACCAATGGAGAAAGGAGAATCAAGACAGAGAACAGAAGACGGCTGCAGCCTATAACCGTGTCTATCAGGGTATGGACGCATTAGGAAAAGCTGGCCAGTACGCAAGGGAACAGAAGCTGAAGGAAGATGAACGAGCTCTCCAGAAGAAGTACATGGAACAACGCATGGACATGATTAAGAAGGGCTATGACGAATATCTTAAAGGATTGGAAGATCCTAAGTTGGCTGAACAGCGTAGAGCACAGATGGCCACTATCGGAATCAATCCGGATCTCTTCAGCATTCACCAAACCAAATGGGGGATGTTCTAATGAATACAAATCCTTTTGACGGACTCCTTGGGTCTGTCGTCGGAGACATCGATTACGAGATGTTTGACGATGAAGCCATCAAGGAATACGCAAAGATCTTAAATAAGAGCATTGAACCGAAGGCTAAGCAAGCTGAAGGTTATGTGAGCGAGCATCCGTATTATAACGATATGCGCGATGTAATGACTATGCGTAATCGTGCTAATATGCGTGGCTATACTCCTATCAGTGCATTCGGAGCTGAGAAGGGTGTAGACCCCAAGTATCAGGCATTCCTTGAAGATCAGGAAAGATTAAAGGCTCGTGGTCTTGAAGGCGAAGCAGTGAAAGAATACCAGAAGAATCTTGAGGATATGCAGGCCGACCAAGCTCTTACTATCCTGAGAGCCAAGAATCTGGCAGAAGCTAAGGCTAAGCGAGAAGCAGAAGCCAAGGCAGCTGAAGAAGCTAGAAAGGTTCGTCACGCTCGTCTCGCAAGATTCTTTGAAGACCCTATGTACCAAGTTGCGGCTCTTGACTATGTCTTCAAGGGTGATGCAAGCGGATTCAACAATATCCTCAACCGTATCGCTAACGAAGAAGCCCAGAAAGCAGCTAAGCAAGCTTCTAAGGATGCTAAGGATGAGGCTAAGGCTGATGAAGCAAAGCGTAGAGCCAAAGCCGAGGCGGATGAAGCTAAGAAGCGTAAGCAAGAGACTGAAACGGCTAAGACCGAATACGAACAGGCTCGCAAGAGCTATAACCGTCTCAGAAGTGCTAATCCGACCTCTACTGAAACAAGCGAAGCATATGATAATCTCGAACTGAAAAGATTGATCTATAAGCAGAAGCTTGAGAATGAAGGTATGGATGTATCCGAAATCGGAAAGCTTCTTGGAGCTGAAGGCGATAAGACCCAGACTCCTCCGGGTGGATCCGGTGAACGAGCAGTTGACTCCATTGAATCCGACATCACTCGTAAGGAAGTAGAATTCAAGAATGATCCGGTTCGTCGTAAGGCTGAAACTGTTGCACTGTATGAAGAACTCATTCGTACTATGAGGGCTAAGGGTCTTAACGTGACTGATGCTGAGAATCGTATGAAGGACTTCATCGCCAAGGTTGATAAAGAGATCGCAGCTAAGAATACCGATAAGGACTTTGAAGTGAAGCTCAATAGCTTTGTCAAGACTTTCGGTGGTGATGAGACAGCCCGTAACAAAGCATGGGATGCGATCGATACGAAGTACAGGAAGTACCTTACCAAAGGTGCTGTAAACGGGCAGTACGCAATCAAACGCAAGAAGAAATAAGGAGATATCATGGCTGAAGAAAAGAAATACACAGTCAGAGATCTTGTGAACCTTCTTGGTGGAGTAGGTGGAGTAGGCAAGAATGAACTCTTGTCCTCCATCCTCCTTAATGAAGGATACCAAGACCTAGACGAAATTGATCAGATCGTAGACGCCGATATGCCTTATGAATCTAAGCTTAAGGCTATCTTGCAGAATACTAATATCGTTAAGGAATTGTCCAAGAGCAATCCAGCATTCCTTAAGCGAGTCGCAGAAGCTGACCTTAAGAATAAGAGCATCTTTGACCCAGTTGAGATGTCATTGGACAATATTGCACAGGCCCTCGGAACGGCTACAGCCCTTAAGAAAGAGGATATTCTTAAGAACAACAAGGCATACCGCAAGGCAGACCCTGTTGTGATGAAGAATATTGCGGCTAATTACGGATGGAATTATCCTGAGATGCTTGATGCCATTCGTCAGGCTCAGACCAACCAAGCTCGACAGGATCTTTACGAGGATACGAACATTCTCACTAAGGTCATGTTCCCCAGAGCTTCTAAGGCCATACTTGAAGGTAGAGATCCGACCACAAAGGAAATGACACTTGATGGTATTGAGAATGCTCTTCAGCTTGTGCCGATGGGTAATGTAGCCAAGTTTCTTAAGCTTCATCCGGGTACTGCCATTGGTGCAAGTGGTCTTGGAAGAAAGGTCGCTAACGGTGCATCTTCTGCCGGAAGATACTTGGTCGAAAATGCTTCTGTACCGGGCATTGTGGAAGCAGCTGACTATGCAATGACCGATGAAAAGGACAGAGACGGTATTGAGACACTTGAAAAGATCCTTCAGGGAACGGCTATTAACGCAGCCGCTGGCAAGGCTATTCCTGCCATGCTTAGCGGTGTGTTAGGCTCTCCGACTATCGCTAAGGCTTTGGATAAGGTCTCTAAGACTGGTTACAATGACTATGCACAGAAGGCTGAATACATCAGACGAGTATTGTCTAATCCGAGAGCTTATAAGGCTGAAGAAGTCAAGAATGCTCTTAATATGCAGACAATTCTTGATAATCCTAAGCTTTTCAAGGGTGATAACGGTGCATCAATATTCGACTATGCAACCAACACCAGAAAGGCTAGGAAGTCTGGATTGAAGAATAAGGCGGACTACGAAGCCGAACTCGCAGATGCCTTTGGAGCAGAGAAAGACTGGGCGAAAGCTGTAAAGGATAAGGAGAAGACCTATAAGGACGATCCGAACGCCTTTACACAGTACACCGAGGGCAATCGCTCGGCTGTATTCCCCCATAACTTCGTTGACCCGAATAAAGTGGCTACTAAGGATGGAGTGATCCGTATCAATGACTTCAAGGACATTGAAGACATGCCGGAATGGAACATCTATCCTATCCACAGTAAGGGAAAGACAGTTTCCAAGGAGCTTAGTGATATTGCGGATGCTCACAATAGCAAGAAGTTCCAGTATTCTACGGATGACTACGATGAGCTTGTTAACGACCTGCTCAAAGACAATCAATTCGTAGAAGCCATGCGATACAGGTATGGAAGCCCTTCTGGACTCGTCTCAATGCCTACATCTTGGCTTACCAATAAGCTTGGGAGAAGCTCTTGGCTCAATCGACAGAGAGAAGCAGCTAAGAGATATTTCGGCGAAGAGAAGCCCAAGAAAGAGAAAGACTCTGAAAAGGACGAAGACGAAGAGTAATATAGAGGACAACCTTGCAAGGGGTTGTCCTTTATTCTTAGGGAAACTTCAGATTGATATATCACAAAGAGGTAATCATGAGAAACCTTGATTTGAAGAACGTTTACGTAGACAACAATGGGAATCCTCTGCACGGGAGGATCACTTTCTACAAGTTCCATACTACTGAGAAGGCTCCCATCTATGCAGATAAAGATGGGGCGGCTTTAAACAACCCGTGTTATACGAATGTACTTGGACAGACCGAGGTTCAAGTATTCCTCGATGATGTCGATTACACAGTCAAGTTTGAGAAGTATATTGGCCAAGGCAATATGAATTCCGACATGAGCGCATCCTCGTGGGTGGAAGTCCGTACTGTAGATACCCTTGCAGTAGAGATTCCTGGATATAATACAGGTAACACGATGGTCTGCATGACTACGCAGGTATCCGAGAATCTTTATACGCTTGATCCGGAAGCTGTTCCGGCAATGAACGAGAATGGTGACCGTATCGTAATGGTATATGGAAGATTCACTCCGGGTGACATGCTTCCTGCGTTCTATAAGCATGTTGAAATGGAGAATCCACAGAGCGACGGTGGTTCGATCTTTGCTCGTGACTCTCTCAACGCATGGGTGCTTATCACTCCGCAGATTCTTGATGTGAGAATCTTTGGTGTCTTCCCGTCTGAAGACTATCTCCAGATGGACGGTGACTACTCTAACTTCCGCAACGCATTTGACTATGCGAACTCCAAGGGCATTGATGTATACTTGCCGCAGGTGTATGCTAGTGGCGGCTATTACCTGTTCACTGGCGGTGCATACCTGCTTAACACCAAGCTTCATCTTGACAATCTTACGATGATTAGCGGAAAGACCGGAACCATTGATTCAGTCTTGATGGTGAAAGAGATTGTCTATAACGGTAATGGGCCCATCTTTACCAATCTCGCAGGAACTGGAAAGGTTATCCTCTCTACTGACACGATCTATGTTGGATGGCTCAATCCCTATATTGGTTCTCTCGTCACGGGTAATCCTAAGCGAGTGATCATTGACAAGCCGTACGGAGCTGATCAACCCATCGAGATCCAGAATGCAGAAATCTATATCCTGAATGATATTGCCCACGGCGATTACACATTCACTTACTGTAAGTTCGATGAGACAAGCAGAGGAAGATTCTCTGGCTGTAACCTCTCCTTCACCGGATGCGAGAATCTTAGCGACAAGATTATCAATTACGACCCCGGTGCAACAGCTTGCAACGTATCCTACATTGATGCAACCACTCCGCTCGTATGCTCCAAGTTTACGTCTGCGGATAAGTATATTGAGTGGATGAATATCAAGGGCGACGCAGCTTATGGAGATCTTGGGGAACAGACAATCCATGCTACGGTCTTGCCGGGTGCTTTGATTGAGAATGCCGCTGGGTCTATTACAGTAAGCACTGCTACACAGGCTATTGAAATCCACAACTTCAGTGGAACAATCAATAATCTCACAAGTGCCGTAAGTATTAATGCAGTTGACTGTTACCTTGGTCTAGTGGGAACGGGTCTAGGTTCTATCCAGCTTCAAAGGGGTGCTATCACAGCTGGAACCACTAACCAGCTTCAGATCATCGGAGACGTGAAGCTCACGGATGTGGAAATCAACCGTTATCTTATCTTCAACTCCGAGAGTCCGCAGGTATTCAAGAATTGCACCATCGATAAGGCAATCACTGTAAACGGCACGGCTTCGTTCACTGATTGCAAGATTAATGACGTGGTCTACACTGTGGATTCTCCTGACGCAGATGCTTCCATCCTGCTTAAGTATGCCAACACCTTCTACCATAATATCTTCGGTACAGATGGCAAGGTGTACTTGACATCCACTCAGCAGGTTACAGTTCCGGTGGTCATGACTAAATGGATCGGGAATATTTCTGACCATGACTTCATTGACGACT